CGCCGATGCATCGACCTGCATCGCGAGGCTTATCGCAACGCGATGGTCCCCGCCTTTCGTACCTGCACCCGTGATGGGCCAAGAGAAAATAAGGGCCAAGTCAGCAATCTCGATTTACCTCATCGTTAACGAGAAGAAAAGGGGAACAGACCGGGCTGGCCACTGAGCGCTGCTTCGTGTCGAGAAAAAATGCTCGCAACCCTATTGCCGATCTTGTTGCATGGGCTCGCCTACGCTCACAAAATCCCCCTATTCGAATACCGTATCCGCCGCTTCGCCATCGGCTCCTCATAGGCCACGCACATCAGCCCGAACGCATCCGCGCCATGGCTCGCCCAGTCGTGCGCCGGCCCCAGGCCGATCCCACGCGCGGTGTCCCGCTGTTCGTGATACCAGCCCAGCGCATCGCGCCCGCCGGCGGTCGTCTCCTCGTCGAACCAGATGGACGGCATCAGCCGCCGCCCGGCCTCGATCCGCGCCGCCGCCGCGCCCTTGCCCTGGTTGGGCACTACCGTCACCGCATAGCCCGCCGCGCGCAGCGCGCTTTCGTAGGAAATGTCGAACACCTTGTCGTTGCTCGCCCCGTCATGCGGCAGCCAGAATTGCGCGCGTTCCGGCCCATAGCCCTTCGCGCGCAGCCAGTTGAGGTGCGCCGCCAGCGGCTGCCCCACCGCCTCGTAATAATCGCGCACGCGTATCTCGCGGCCGACGAACTGCGCCGGCCAGCAGGCAAAGGCATCCGCCCGCGCGCCCGTGCCGCCAATGTCGCAGAACAGACGCACCGTCAGCAACGGATCGAACGCCACCCGCCCGATCCGCCCCTCGGCCTTGGCCGTGGCCAGCTCGCGCGCGAAATAGGCGCCCGCCGTGGCGGAGACATAATCGCCCTCCCAGATATGGTCATATTGGTCGGGCTGGATGCGCAGGCAATCGTCCTTTTCCTGGCGCAATTCCGGCGTGAACCACGGGTTGTCGCGCCAGTTCGCCCGCACCACCGCCGCGCCGGTCGGGATTTCGGCCCCGCGCAGCATAAGGTCGATGGCGTCGGTCTTGCGGCGCGGATTCCAGCTCCACCACATTTGCGCGCCCTTGGCCCGCATCGTCGGCCGCAGCAGATTGATGCTGTGCTGTGTCGCGCCCTGCGCTTCCTCCCACCAGGCGCGCTTGAATCCTTCCAGCGATTTGATGCTCTCCGCGGTCGCATCCTGCATGCCCTGGAATATGATGATGCCGTCGCCCGGCGTGCGGATCATCTCGCGATAGACCTTGAACCCCTGCGCCTCGCCCAGCGCATAATGCGCCAGCTTCGCTTCGATCAGCGCCTTGACCGATTGGTTCAGGTCTTTCTGCACCTCCCGGATGCACACCGCGCGCAGCCCTTCGCCGCCATTCTCGCCGGGATGCCGCATCGCATCGTCGATCATCAGGCCCGCGAAGAAATGGCTCTTGCCCGATCCACGCCCGCCCCAAGCGGCCTTGTCGCGAGCAGGCGGTAGGAGAGGGTTGAAAATCTTAGCCGTCGGGATTTTCAGGGGGGTGTATGATGTGACGCTCGATGACGTTGTAGGTAGCGTTAAGCGCTGCCGCACCGGCATCCTCCTTCTCCAGGATCGCCTGGACCAGCTTCACATATTCGAGCGGCTTTTCCTGCCGCAGTTTTGCGACCACCTCGGCGCCATTGGCTGTGAAGTCACTGACCACATGCTTGGTCAGCGCGTCGCCCAGCCGCAGCCGGGCCGCCGCGACGGCGCGGCCGGTTCTTTGTGTCATCGTTACTCCTGAAATCTCATCGTCATCCCGGCGAAGGCCGGGATCCATTCAGCGGCTAGGCTTTTCGCGCTGGCTTATTCGAGAACGGTTGCGCGCCACATCCACGGCCACCGTCGCTTGAGCGCGGTAAATGGGTACTTCGGTTTGCCGATATTCAAGCCCCAAAGCAGGCGCGTCGCGCGCTGCATGGCGTAATTGGTCCGCCCTTTCTGATTGTCCTCGCCGAACTTGTCCCAATCCTCATCCAAAGCTGCGCGAACATCCGCTGGCAACTGGTGCGTCTCGATATTCTCCGATGAGGGCGGGACGTGGAGCAGAATTTGCCCATCTACCGCGACCTTTAAATAGCTTGGAGAACTGAAACCCAGATCCATGGACGTTTTTGCGGCCACACCGAACTCGGAAAGACCACGAAGGCGTTTATCGGAGGCCCAATAGATATTCTCCGAAAGGAATATAATCCAACCGGTATCGGTCTCGTAGAAGGACAGTCCGCCATGTCCGCACCGCGGCCATACCAGTCGGTCGATTTCGACCTGCCGAAGATGGTCGAACACCTGCTTCTTGGCATCGGTTCGAACCGCGATCACCGAACAGGTCAGCGTTCGGCGACCCTGCCAACCCAAAGCGGGATATTGTGACTTGTCCGGCCGGGCTCGCTTCTTAGCCTTGGGAGCCACCACGGGATCGAGCGCGACGAATTCGATCGCGTCCTCATCAACGCGATAGCCGGTGATCGTGCGCGCAAGCTCCAGTGGAATTTCAGGCAGCCAGGCGACGTCATCATCCTCCGCCTGCTTCCGCTCGAACTTGCGCCGGATTGCGCCGAATGCCTTGGGCGGCGCGCCACTTATCTCAAGCGGCTCCTCTTCCTCCTCAGCATTATGGGACACGCGCCACAAACTCTTGCCGCCATCTGCGGCATGTATCGTCGCCTCCATGGCGACCTTGTCCTCATATTGAACGCCCACCGCCATGCCGAACCGGGAGAGCGTGAGGATTTGTTTCGTATCTGCCCAGCCGAAATCTTCGGCAAAGACGATCGTCCAGCCATCCTTTGTCTGGTGGACGGACATCGCGCTCTGATCGCAACCAGGCGTTACCAGCTCGCCAGTCTCGACCATGCCGAGCTGACCGAGGAGAGCCGCCTTGTCGTCGGTCCGCACCGCGATCCACGAGCACGCGAAACCCATATGTCTGCCTCGCCCCCTCTTATTGGTCCTGTTCCTGCGGCTCAATTTGCATGTAGTCGGGTAACCGATAGCCGATCTGGGACCCAAGAAAACCAAGGAGCGAGCCTAAGTCCTCAGGCAAAACGTGATCGACACGAAAATTCAGTCCGTCTTGGTCGTTGGCCCGATTCTGCGGATTGCTTAGACGGACGGAGGGCCCAGCCTTTGCTTCCACATGTTGCCCAAAAAGCGTATCGTGGTCCGGGACAGTGAACCCTCCACCGTCAAGATATAATCGCCGCTTCCCTCGGAGGGGAATATCAAGATTCATGTAGGTTCTAAGTCTGGATAAGGCCTCCCCCATCTCTCCCTTTCGGACCTTGCTATATTCCACTCGGCCCAAATTCCCTTTTTTATCTTTGGCGCCATAGTAAAACCTGCCGCGGCCAATGACATCTCCCAGTTTGCCAAATGCCGCGCCAGCGCCGGCAGCCTCCGCCGCGTTGCCCACCGACACCGGGCGTCCGTTGAGTGCATCCTGGAAGATCGACGTACTCGCCCCACCCACCGCGCCGGCCCGCGCCGGTCGTCCATGCAGTGCGAGTTGCGCCTGCAGTGCGCCACCAGCCATTGCGCCAGCCAGGTCTCGCGCCGAAGGTAGATGTCCCTGCGCAGCATCCGAATAGACCTGACCGGCGCCGCCGGCGGCCGCGCCTAAGCCACTGACCATCGCCCGCTCGTGCGTCGCTAGTGGAGTAGCCTGCTTGATCCGTTTGGCGACCTTGGTCACCTTCCCGACGACTTTGGCGGCCTCGGCAAACCGCGCCGTCCTGCCCAGCAATTTGGCTGCGGCTCCGAGCGGCCCCACTCCCGGGATAGGCAGAAGAGCGCCTCCGATCTCGCCCACGGTCCTGGCGGTCCCGTAATGCTGCGCATAATATTGGTCGCGCGCCCGTTCGTAAGCCATGCGTTCGTTGTACGCCTTGCTAATCGACTTGCCGCGCACGCCGTCTGCCAGCGCGCCCAAACCGGCATAGGCTTTATCGGCCAACCCAAAAGTGGCGCTATCAAGGGCTCCTTCACCGCCCGCGATGATCTGATTCATCCACCCGGAATGATTTCCAAATTCGCTGCGCTGCGGGCGACCGCCAAAAGCCATTCCAGCCCGGGCGCGCATCTGATTTTGAAACGGCATCACCCCTCCAGAAACAAAAAAACCCGCCGGAATGGGCGGGTTTCTGACGCAGTCCTACTGCTCAAATATTGCAGTACAAAACAAGAACGCTATTGTCAAGCCCGAATCGCGCTCCACGGCGCGAAACGGGGGCCTGAAATGCTCAGATCGTTTGTCCTGTTTTGCCTGGCCAGCCTGCCGGTCGTCGCGCATGCGGACGATCTCGCCACCTCCGCCGTCCGTTTCCACGCCGCGCAAAAGGCGGTTGGTGCGCATATCAGTGCGGACGGCTTCGAGGTCGAATCCTCTCCGGCGGCAGTCACCGCTCTGCAAGCCCAATGGGCTGCCGCGCGCGGTCTGGTGGTGGCCTTGCTCGATCGGGATCCCACGATCGCGCCCGGCGCCCTCGCCCGACAGGCCAAAAGGAGCGCCGGTATCGTTCTCGATGCGCTGCGGCTCGATCCCGAAACCGTCCTGGTGGATGCGGACAGCGGTCAGTTCGGAACCGTCTTCCTCCTCCATCGGGCCGCCGATGGGCATTATCGCCCCGCATTCTCGCTCGACGCGCCCCTGGCTACGCCCGATGCGCGCATGCCGGAATTGGACGCCTGGCAGCCGGCGCAAGCCGGCGGAAATTGTCAGGACAAGCTTCCGTCCGCGCAGTGGAGCCGCTGCGGCCCGCTAGCGGTAGAGCGCCTGATCCGGCTTCCGAACGAAAGCGGCGGAGCCCGCCGTTTCGCCATCCTCGCGGTTCGGGTCGCCGCCGCGGGCGGCACCGCGCGGCATCAGATTTCGATCTGGCGATGGGATGGCCGCATCGCCACCCCATTGCTCTCGCGGACCCTGTTTCAGGTGATCACCGATCCGGTATTCGCCGGCCAGGATGCGCGCGGTTTCACGCTTCACGCCAATGAGGATTATGCGTCGCTGAACGTCTGCGGCGAATGCGCGGGGCGTCGGATGATCTGGCGTTTCGATCTGCCTTCAACCGGTGCGCGCGCGCCGCGGATCCACAGCGTCTCGCCCGAGCTCGATCTGGTCG